GTGGCAAGTTGCTGTTTAAATATGGCGCAACTACAATTGCCTCAATGTCTTCAACTGGAGTGATTACTTCAGCAACTAATATTATTGCAAATGGAACACCATAAAGGAAAAATATGGCAACGACAGTAACCCTAAAACCTAATGCGATTGACCTCTCTGGTTCGACTTCAGGGACAACCACATTGCAAGCAACTGCGGTGGCTGGTACAACTACCATCACTCTTCCTGCGGCAACTGACACCTTGGTTGGCAAGGCAACAACAGACACCCTGACCAATAAGACCCTGACTACTCCTGTAATCAGCACAATCTCGAATACAGGAACTATCACTCTACCAACATCGACAGATACTTTGGTGGGTCGGGCAACAACGGATACCTTGACAAACAAGACCCTAACTACACCAGTTATCAGTTCACTTTCATCTGCATCTGCTACTGCGCTAACTTTGCAGTCTGCTGGCACTACTGCGATTACTGTTGATACTTCACAGAATGTGGGGATTGGTACTTCTTCGCCAACTCAAAAACTTCATGTGATTGGCGCAATGCTTATTGGCAATTATGGTGGCAATCAGTATTTATATTTTGATAGTACATCTGCTTATGTTGGTAGAAATTCATCAACAGGTGATATTTGGTTAAACAATAGTGGTTCACAAAATACTATTTTTGGTGTTGGCAGCACAGAAAAAATGCGTATCGACTCTAGCGGTAACTTGCTGGTGGGAGGTACAACTGTTTACGGAAGTTGCAAAACCACTATTGATTCTGGTAGCGGAAATTCTTTAGCAATTCGTTTAACAAATACTGGTTCTAGTTATACGCTTTTTTACTATAACAGTACCGTTACAGGAAGTATTGGTACTAATGGAACTACTACTTCTTTTAACACATCATCTGACTATCGGTTAAAAGAAAACATTGCACCTATGACAGGTGCTTTGGCTACAGTAGCGCAACTTAAACCTGTAACTTATAAATGGAAATCAAATGGCTCTGATGGACAAGGTTTTATTGCCCATGAATTACAAGCAGTAGTACCAGATTGCGTTACTGGAGAAAAAGACGCAGTAGACGAAAATGGTGATATTAAGCCACAGGGAATTGATGTTTCATTCCTAGTAGCAACACTAACAGCGGCATTGCAAGAGACTAAAGCATTGATAGACACACAAGCCGCAACAATCACCGCACTAACCGCCCGAATTGTGGCTTTGGAGAGCAAATAATGGCTACTACTTGGACAATCGCACAACTAGACCGCCAAACCTCTAATGGGTTTGTTACTACCGCACATTGGACTGCAAGCGTAGTAGATGGGGATTACTCCGCATCTACATACGCAACAAGTTCATGGGCTGATGGAACGCCTACAACCCCCTACGCTGACCTGACAGAAGAAACTGTACTGGGTTGGGTATGGGCAAATGGCGTAGACAAAGAGGCAGTAGAGGCTAGTCTGCAAGCGCAGATTGATGCACAGAAGAATCCTATAAGTGCTACTGGAGTGCCTTGGTGAGTCCAGAACTGCAAAAGTATTATGAAGCCCGCTTTGACTTGATGTCAAAAGAGGGATGGAAAGACTTAATGGAAGATATTGACACAATGATTGAATCGTTGAACAATATCAGTACAATCCCTGACGAAAAGTCCTTGCAATTCAAGAAGGGCGAATTGTCAATACTCACATGGCTGAGAACCTTGAAAGAGGTCAGCGAGAGAGCATTTGAGGAATTGAATGAAAAGACTATTTGATTTTGCCTGTGAAAACGGGCATAAAACTGAGAGATTCTGTGATTATGAGACACGGGATTTCTTATGTGAGTGCGGAGCAACAGCCAACCGCCTCATAAGCGCACCTAACTTCAAATTGGAAGGGTGGTCTGGTTCTTTCCCATCAGAGCATGGGAAGTTCGAGAAGAAACACCTTGACAGACTGAAGTGGGAGCAAAGCAACAACTTGTAAAAAGTGCAAGTTAAATGTCCTGAGAACGATAAACACGCAGGAAAAGGAAAAATATGTTGATTGATAATGAAGATGAGTTGCCAAGTGAGTTAGACGTAGTTGAAGAACAACAGAAACTCCCTGAACCAGAACAACTTTCAGACGTTCCCAATTTCTATCGGGATAAAAGTCTAGAAGATGTTATCAAGATGCATCAAGAGGCTAACAAGTTAATTGATCGTCAAGGGAAAGAAGTAGGCGAAATTCGTAAACTAGCAGATGAACTTATAAAGCAGAACCTTAGTTCTAACAAACAACCTATTAAAGAGGAAGCACCAGAAGTAGACTTCTTTGAGAATCCAAAAGAGGCAATTCGTCAGACTGTCGATAACCATCCAGATGTGGTAGCGGGACGCCAAGCGGCTCACGACTTCAAAAGGATGCAGATTCAGCAAAAGTTAACGCAAGAGCATCCCGACTACGGTCAGGTTGCATCAGACCCAGACTTTGCAAATTGGGTGAAATCTTCACCTGTTCGCATAAATCTGTTTGCCAAGGCTGATGGTGAGTTTGATTACGATAGTGCAAACGAATTACTTACTACTTATAAACAGTTACGTGGCGTGAAGGCGAAACAAACGAGTGATGCTGGTGAAGCAACTCGTAAGACTAACCTGAAGGCGGCGGGTGTTGATATAGGTGGTAGTGGAGAATCAGGAAAAAGAGTATACAGAAGGGCTGACCTTATTCGGCTGAAAATGACCGATCCGAACAGATACGAAGCCTTGAGTGATGAAATCATGCAAGCCTACGCTGAAGGTCGGGTCAAGTAATTAACTTATCGCTTTTTGGAGATTTATCATGCCTTTAGGTACAAATAATGTGACAGTAACGACAGCGGCAACGTTCATTCCTGAAATTTGGAGTGACGAAATTGTTGCGGCTTATAAGAAGAACCTCGTTTTAGCAAACTTGGTTATGAAGATGTCTTTCAAGGGTAAGAAGGGTGATGTAGTTCACGTTCCTGCTCCTACCCGTGGTACAGCGTCTGCAAAGGCGGCTGGCTCACAAGTAACTTTGATTGCGGCAACGGAATCAGAAGTTCAGGTAGCAATTGACAAACACTATGAATATAGCCGTTTGATCGAAGACATCGTAGAAGCACAGGCTTTAAACAGTCTGCGTAACTTCTACACAGCAGACGCTGGTTACTCTTTGGCTAAACAAGTCGATACAGACTTGATTAACCTTGGACGTGAAACTAATAATGGCGCTGGTACAAACGCCTATGCAACTGGTGCGTTTATTGGTGGTGATGGTACATCTGCTTATGTTGCCGCAAGCAACAATGAGTCAGCCTTAACTGATGCCGCTATTCGCCGCACTATCCAACGTCTTGATGACAACGACACCCCAATGGACGGAAGATTTTTTATCATCCCACCATCAAGTCGTAATACCTTAATGGGTCTTGCACGTTACACAGAACAAGCCTTTGTTGGCGGTACTAACAATACCATCCGCACAGGTGAGATCGGTAACCTCTACGGTATCCCTGTGTTTGTCTCAAGCAATTGCGACACAGCATCAGGTTCTGCCGCCGCCCGTGTTTGTTTGATGGGACACAAAGATTCTTTGGTTCTGGTTGAGCAAATTGGTGTGCGTTCACAAGTTCAGTACAAGCAAGAGTACCTTGCTACGCTGTTCACATCTGATACGTTGTATGGCGTTCAGATTCTCCGTGATGCGGCAAGTGTAGGTGCGGCTAAGTCTGCATCTATGTTTGCTTTGTTGGTTCCTGCCTAATTGCAGTTGCGCCCCCTGCCCTAGTGGTGGGGGGACTTTTTTAAACTTAATTAGGAGAAATACATGGCAACCGCATCCGCAGTAACTACACGCAGAGGCACAGACCAATTTCGTGGTTTGTTTTCTGACACTTGGGCTGTAACAGCCACTTTAAACGCTGGTTCACTTGTTAATGGTGCTGGCGAGACTGATGACATCACGATCTCAGGCGTTGCCTTGGGTGACATGGTTATTGGCGCATCTTTGGGCGTTGATTTGGTTGGTTTAACTGTTACTGGCTATGTGTCAGCGGCAGATACTGTCAAGTTCCGTATCCAAAACGAGTCAGAATCTACTGTTGACTTGGCATCAACCACTATGCGAATTGTTGTAGTTCGTATGGTCTAAAGATTGGGGGGCTTGCTCCCCTTTCTTTTAAGGATAAATATGGCTTTGTTCAAATGCACCCGTTCAGGTAATGTTGTCGAGTTTAGGCACGACTTTGACATTGTTGAGATGCGTAGGCATCCAGAATACACAGAGGTTGATACTTCTGCTGTTGTGGAGGTCGAAAAGGTTGATGGAACAAGGCAGACACTAACTTTGAAGCGTCCTATGGGGCGACCCCGTAAGGAACAATTGTTATGAGTGATATTGATGCGAGAGATTTCGGCAGAATAGAAGCCCAAGTGGAGGCTCTGCAAGTGGAAGTTCACCAATTGAGCAATGATGTTCGTGCTTTACTCGAACTAGCAAACCAGTCTAAGGGTGGCTTTTGGATGGGGATGGTCATTGCCTCTGCCCTGTCGGGCGTGGTAAGTTTCTTTGCCGCACGATGGATCAAGTAAGTTAACCAAGGAGAAAACTTATGATGTACGGAAAACCAAGCAAGATGCCAAAGAAATCAGAGAAAAAGGGTATGCCTATTGCCATTATGGTGGCAGTTGGTAAGCCAAAGGCTATGCCTATGCGTGGTCAGCGCACAGCAACTAACATGATGAAGAAATCTGGGAGAAGTAAATGAGTTCACTATCTGGGGCAAAAACCCTTTTAAGCGCAGTAGTTGCAACTGGTGCATCTCAGCCTGTACAAGCAGATGCAGGACAGCCTGCATTTCTGCAAGTTACAGGGATAACGACCGCTACTGTTGCTTTTCAAGGTAGTTTGGATGGAACAACCTATGCATTGATTGGTACAGCATTGACTGCCGATGGCATTGTCACCATAGCCAATGCGCCAATGTATCTAAGAGCCAATGTGACTGCATACACCTCTGGAACTATTACGGCAAAGGTCTTGTACTAATATGAAGAACCAGCCACATTATTTGCCTGATGGCAAACTGTACAAAGGTGAGACACATAAATCTGGGTCAACTTTGATGACTGGTGCAAAGCATAGTGCAAGTAGTAAAGTTTTAACTCATACCCCTACCAAGAAGGCGAAGAAGAAATGAAACAAGGTCTATATGCCAATATCAATGCCAAGCAAGCAAGAATTAAGGCTGGCTCTGGGGAAAAGATGCGTAAGGTTGGTAGCAAAGGTGCGCCAACT